ATGAACCTAAACTGGACTAGCCTAATGGCTCTCCAGCAACGCGCCATTTCTCAGCTTTGCGAGCGCGAAACCTGCGATTTGCCACAGGAGCTCGCTGAGCAACTGATAAACTTGGGCTTGGTCGAGTTGGTAGGCGGCACTTACTGTATTAGCCCATTGGGGGCCACGTTGCTGCCGAACAGTCTCCACTGAGCACCCGCCCTAGCAGAGCTGATCCTAGGCCCGCCTTGACCGGCGGGCTTTTCCATTTCCGGCGTCACTGTGGATTGGGATTGCCAATAGCCACGAAGTCAGACCCCGGCCTTTCGGCCAAGGCTTGCAGGTCCAGTTCAGACGAATGCCGGCAGTCAAGGTTTCCGCAGTGGGCGAAGACGCGGAAGCCATTCCCTGTCTGGGCTTGGAGTGTTTCGACAAGGTGGGAAATGCGGAGGGTGTAGGAGCGCCGCGCGAGCGGCAAATCACCAACCACTGCCTCAACCTGGCGCGCCCGTAATGTCCTTGTCGCGCTGCTATCCTCGTTGCATAAGCCGGCCTGTCTCCCAAATCGCACGCAATTGAAGCGGGCCGTGGCCCCCAAGTTCGTAACAGAATACAGTCGCTAGATCGGCTTAATAACGCTGCATCAGCGGACTTCACTTCGCGCTGAATGTCCCACTCAACCTCCAGCTTTTGTACGTTTTGTACCGTCTATTGCGTACCATGTCTCAGGGGCGTACCCGAATAGAACCTTCCTATGTTCATGGTTCCCGCTTTGTCGGCTGGAGACTACCTTGGCCATTGCCAACCAGCTCTTAAACTCTCTCGATCCGAAAACCATTGCGCCATGGCGTGGCACGCTTGAGCTCGTCAAACTGCCCTTCCGAACAGTCATTGCTCCTATCGGCTCCAGCGACGATTGGATTTACTTCGTCGAAAGCGGACTTATCTCGCTTCTGTCGGAGTATGAGCCCGGACGCATGATCGAGGTTGGCATGGTGGGGCCCGAAGGATTGCATGATCCAGGCTTCGTTCTCGGCGATGAGGAAGCGGCCTTCCACAGCACCGTCCAAGCTGAAGGGTACGCGCACAGGATGTCGGCGGCAGCCTTTCGTGAAGCGCTTGACACCAGTCCGGAGTTTTCCCTGGTCGCGCGCAAATATGCGAGGGCGTTTGAGCTACAGGTGGCTTCGACTGCCTCGTCCAATGGCCGTGCGTTGCTTGAGCAGCGGTTGTCCAGATGGCTACTGATGGTGCAGGACCGGCTACAGACCAACATCTTCCAGATCACTCATGAATTTCTGTCGCAAATGCTCTGCACGAGGCGACCCGGCGTAACAGTTGCGCTGCATTTGCTGGAGGGTAAGGGATACATCGCCTCGACACGCGGCCAGATTGAAATCCGCAACCGCGAAGGGTTGATCGATGAGGCCGATGGCTCCTATGGCAAGGCCGAGGCGCATTACGCCCGACTGCTTGGCTGGGACTTCCGTGGCAGGCTAGCCTAACTGTCCTGAGGTAGCTTTAAAGCCTCCCGAAAAGTAAAGACCGCAACAATGGTCGCGTCCTCCCGAACGACTTCCATTATAGAGGTCCACTCGACAGTCTTCCCGCCGATCAGTTCGCGACCGATAATTTCGCGTACTACAAGCTGAGCTTCAGCTTGAGCGTCGCCGTCGTTATCAAAACTGCCGCCCTCGATATCCTGAAGCCGCCCTTCACTTTTGACGACGTTGAAGAAATACAGCATCAGGGAGCGCTCGAAACTTTGCGTAGCTCATACTACACTTGCTCCCCCCCTCGGGACCAGTCAAACTCACTACCCATCGTCATCATGATCGATAAGCGACCTGGATTCCGGTTCTAGACTATCAATTTCGCTCGGCACCGCCGCCGACATGGCCCGCTTGATGGCGCGTTCGAGATCTTCAGAAGTGAACGGCTTTGCCAATATAGGCGCGTCACCGCACTGAGCCGGTACATCCCCGGCGGTATAGCCGGTCATAAAGAGGACCGGAATGCTGCGATCACGGCAGGCCGACGCAATCGCCAGGCTTGTTGTCATGCCAATATGTATGTCGAGGACAGCAAGCTGGGGATGTGATTTTTCCAAAACAATGAAAGCGTCAGCCTCGGAGCATGCTGTGCCTTCGACATCCCAGCCTAGATCTTGAATAATTTCTCCGATCATCGCCGCGAGGATAGGCTCGTCTTCTACTACAATGAGATTTCGTTTCTTCTGATGCATGATGCGTTCCGCCAACGAGGTTGCATTGCGACGCTTGATGCAATTCTTAACGCATTGTTAGTCCCGGGGCTTCCTATCGTACGGTTTGGAACATTCAGCGGCAGGCATCGCCGGGGTGATGGCGGACATTCGCACGCTTGCAATCCTCTCGCTCTATGCGGCGACCTATGCCGTTCCGCTCACCACCCCCACTATGTCGACGGGTGGCGTCACTTCCCCCCGCTATTGATCCACTGCCAGAATCCGCTGCCGATGATGGCGAAGCAAACGACGATCAGGGCAGTGATGATGGCGTTGCCGATCTTGCTCGCGACGCCGTCCTTGAGATGACGAAGACCGCGAAGAAACCGGAAGTCCTCGCGGGCCTGGTCCTGGTAAGAGGCATCATCCAGTCTGAGCCCGGCATCTGCCAGCTCCTCTCTAAACGCTGCCCTGATTTGAGCGACTTGCTCGGGCGTGAAGCTCTTGCTGCTGTCCACCAGCGCAGTGATGACCCGGGATTGGCTCTCCCGATCCGCCTCGAGCAGGCCGATGCGCTGCGTCATGGTGAGTTTGCCGCGACCAAGCGCGCCGTTGCTATCTGCCGACATGGGCACTCCCGATTTGCTGGGTTGGTCTTGCCGTGACGCCGGCAGATGGAGGTCAGCGGCTCGTCAGCCGTTCCCAGAGCGTGCGGGGCTTGGGGGCTGCAACCGCGACAGCGTCAGCCTGCCGGTCTGCATTGGAGCCCCTCGGCAGCTCCACCCTCTTGCCCGTGCCAGTGACAACCTGCGGGACCACAGTCGCGCGATAGGACTGCCACTGCGTCCAGAGATACCAAAGGATGCCGAAGGCGGCGGAGATCGTCAGGCCCCCGCCCTGCCCCGTGAAGATCATCTGCACGTCCTGCTGCATGGAAGGCGGCATAGCGAGGTAGATCGGGATGAGGGCAAATGCCAGCCCGGCGAGTTCCTGGGCTCGGCGCCAGAGCCAGCCGAGGATGACGTTCTGAGCGATAGTGGCTGCAATGGTGGTGAACATGGTCAAAACCTCACAAAAAAAGCCGCTGCGATAGCGGCCAGGATGATGATTGCGGCGATGACGCCCATGGGGTTGATGCCGCGCTTTGGTGGCGGCATGGGCACGGTGGGAACGGGCGTAGGGTTCGGAATGGGAATGCCCGTGGTGCTGTGCGCTCGCCACGCATCCAGCGCGATGCGAGCCCAATTCTGCCGGCTCGGGTAGTGCTTCACCCCAGCACGCAGGAAGGCTTTTTCAAACGCGATGACCTTGGCATCGAGATCCTTCGCGGCCACGGTCTTGCCAAGCGCTTTGCCTTCCGTGCCCTCAATGCCTTTGAGCTCGAGGAACAGCCAGGCATAGTTCGCATCATCGCTGGCCGGGTCTTTGCCGGTGCGAGTGCAATAGGCCTCGAAGGCGCGGCGGCGCGGACCAGTCCACTGCATCCAGCCCCATCCGCCGCGGGAACCCGCCACAACGGGCTTCATCTCCTGATAGGTGGTGAAGCCGACGCACTCGTGGCCGGCATTGCCGACGATTGCTGCGGCATCGGTCGGGGTGATCGGAAAGTCACGAATGAGCTGCGCCATGATGCCAGGCGCTTTCGCACGGAAGACGGCTTCCGCGTTGGTCGTGGCCATATCGGCCTCCTATCAATGTTGGATAACTCAGATCATCCCGGCAACTTCCGTCGCCCGGGTTCATTTGGGGATGGGGCCGCACGATGCCGCGGCCTTCTTAGGGCCCACGTGTAGTCCAGCGCGTGGGCTCTTCTACGGATAGGGAAACGAGATGGTCGTCAGGCCACGGAGAAGCCGTATTGCCTCAGTTTCGCGTCATCGACTTGAGTCTGGCCACCGTTACGCCCGAGCCACCCCGTGCCACCTCCCACTTCTTGACTCCCTGGACGTGCTGATTACGCTAGCCCCAATGGGAGGTGAGGATCATGGAGAGGCAGTCTCAGGTATTAGACGTCACAGTTGAACTCGATGGCGAGCAGTTCTCCGCCACTTATTTCGTAGAGCACGAAATCATCCATGCGATGATTGAGGGTGATAGAATTGTCGTGCCTGTCGGAAACGCTCCGGCTCGGAGCACTGTCCAGGCATTACTACTGGGCGAGCTGCTGAACAGACGCCGGCGAGAACGCCAGGGGGACAATTGGTCTAAAGCAATTCTCCCTGACGGTACCGGCCCGCGTCCTTAATCATCGCAGTACAATGCAACGGTGGAGGCCCGCGACCGTTTGCCCGCTCTACGGCGAGGAAGCGCTATGAGCACCAGAGACAAGCCCAACACTGAATTCGACGCACCGGAAAACAAGCCGACTGCGGAGGAGCTTTACAGCGACCCTGCCGAGCGGATTGTCTTTGGGACGCATGGGGGCATGGCCGGGTTTTGGCGTCTCCTGGTTCCGATCGTCCTGTTTCTTATTGTGGGCGGGGCGTTCTTTGCGTTGATCGGCTAAGATGCATCGGAACCAACGCAACGCAAATCAGTTCTCAGAGGCGATCACCCGATGCGAGTTAGACGCAGCTCGTATTGGATGGTCCAGGGGAGCCGCCACGTAACCCAATAGAGGTACGTAGGCGGCTTTTCCGATTGGCCGGGCGGGAACGGATTCTGCGCTCAATGCGTTCAGTGAAAGTGGCGCTGGTTCACGTTCCGTCTCCCAGTGCCATCGTCTGTTCCGTCACAGAGCCATCGACCTGCCTTCGACATCAGTAGCCGATGAATTGCTCTGATACTGCCCCGGCAAGACCGGGGCTTTTTTTCGTAGGTCAGCTCGATCGCGATCCTCAATGTTATTCATGACGGGTAGCAGCTTGGGTTAGTTCTTTCTCGTACCGGAGCGCGAGCGATTTTTGCTAATGCCGTAGGCCATCCCCGTGCCCAGCGCGGCAACACCAACGGTGAGAAGCAAGACCCAGAGAACTACCGAGATATCCATATTTGCCTCCATTGTTGGGAGACGAATGCCCCATGACGCGAAAGGTTCGGCCCGTAAACCGGAGATGCAACCGCAAGAACCGCCAGCGTCAGTGCGCGTTACCCTCCCAAAGAGGAGGGACGAATGAGCAATCGACTTCTACTGGTGACCGAGAGCGAGGCGGCATACATCGCCAAGGCTCTCGACCTTTGGCTCACCATCCACGCCGGCGAGTTCGGCCGCGAGCTGGATGAGGCGCGCGTCGACCGGTTTCAGGTCGGACGGAAGCTTGAGGGCAAATATACGGAGGAAGAAGTCGAGGAAATCGGTGCTATTGCCTTGGCGATGATGGGTGACCCCTAAATGGTCGGTTCCAGACCAAACGCGGCATACGTCCACAGCGCGTCCAGCTCCTCCGCACTCATGCCAAGCGCGACCCTGGCGGCTTCGACCAATGCATGATCGCGCTCGAAGTACTTGGCATAGTCGAGCTTTGCTGACGCCGCCGCCCACGCCATGGGGTCATGTGTTGGACTCTGGGGATCATTGAGGCCTGCGATCCAATCCCGAAGCTCTCGTTCATGGCCGGAAGCCCGCACCACGAACCAGAACTGGTCTGGCTCCAGATGCTGCATGCGGGGCGGCGTGAAGACCGGCTCTGTATTTGGCAGCCCGGCAATCTCCTCCGGCGTCATCTCTCGAATTTTTCCATCCACGCAGGTCTTCATCCCCTGATCCCTTCAAGCATTATGTCGCCGTTAGCCCAGCCGCCGCTTGGCGCGAAGGCAATGATGGCGTTGTTCGCCACGATCTTATTGTGATAGCCCGCCACGCCGCCCTGGTTGTTGCTGTTGGTGCCGCTGATCTCAGCGATCCGAGAGCTATAGAAGCTCAGCGAGCTTTTGTTGAACCGGGAAATCTCAAATATGACTTCGCCGCCATAGGCTTGATGCCATGATTGGATCGCGGCGTAGATGTAAGTTTGCGGGACAAGCGTTGCCGCTGGCGCGGCGCCGTTCAGGGTGTGCAAAAATGTGTTCTGGTAGTCGGTCGCACCCAGGTCCCACGAGGCCCCGTTATCTTGGCTGACGCGAATTACAGGAATGCCGGTGTTCACCGGCCTGCCTGCCATGCTCATGCGAAGGCGGCAGAAATCACCCAGGTTCGTCCACTGAGCCGACGCAAGACCGGCGAGATTGATAACCGCGTCAATCTTCTCCCACCCGATCCCAACGTTAGCCGCATGGACGCCCTTCTGCGCTCGCGTAAGCGACTGGTTCGCGTCATATCGACCCGCAGATGCGTGAATGCTCTGCCGAACGCGCAACGAGGTCACAAACTTGGTATTTTCCGACCCGGCCTCGGCCTCGGCCTGTGAGGCGAAGGTTAGCGGCACGCCGCTGTCGGCAATCGACTTGCCGGTGGGGCCGCTAAACACCACAATCCGGTTGTTCACCGATGACGCTGGCCCGACGACATCGCCCGTGCCCGTGCCGTCTTGCCCTTTGACAGCTAAGAGCTCCCAATCGTCATTGCTTGAAGTCGGGTAGACCGGCGGGGCGTTGCCAATGGTCGTGCCCAAGGCGACCCATGAAGACCCATTGTCCCGAACAACATCGCCCTCAACATAGGCTGTCGCACCACTATAAGCGCCCCTAGGCGTCACCCCACGTGGACCAGTATCACCTTTATCTCCCTTGGACCCTGTCCACCAGGCCGGGCCTGACCACGCGCCAGCATCACCACTGAGCTTGCTGACGCGAGCTGCGCGGCCCTCGCCGTCATAGTCCTGAACCAGCACCCGGAAAGGCGGCTCGGCATCATCATGGTCGACCAGATCATCTGGCGTATCGACCTCGGCATCAACGTCCTTGTCGGCGCCCGAAAGCCGCCACTCGATGGCGACAGGCTCAGCGCCGAAGTCACCATCGCGGCCGACAAAGCCCAGCTGCAGACGACGATAACCAGCCTCAACTGCGGTACCCAACAGCCTCCACGCACCATAGGCATTGCTGGAGAGGGAGCGGACAATCAGCACCGTGTTCATCGGCCAGAGATCGATGATCCCGGAGACATCCCGGCCACCATCATTGGCGTCGAGCACGTCCAGATAGATCTCGGTGACGTCTTCGAGATCAGTCTGGTTGAGCGCCAGGTTGCCAGGCCCAGGGTCGTTGTCCCCCGTGACGCCGATAAGGTTGTAGAATAGCCCTCGGCCGTTGGCATCTAGCGTCGACAGCTCACTCATGACCTGGGCGGCGCGGCGGTTGAGCGTTGCCGTCGCAACCTGCTCGGGCGACAGCTGCTCGATCTCGGCCGGCACCGTGCCATCGGCTTCGGCAACGGCACGGGTAAGCTGCAGCTGATCGGTGCCCAGCCTCTCCTTGACGAAGTAGGTGCGGCCATCAAGCGCGATGGTCGCGCCGGGCACACAGTTGAGCGGGGTCAGCGCCGCACCGATCCACGCGACGATATCTTCGCCGGCTTCAACCTCGGCGGTGCCGGAAAGTGGCAAGGGCATGAAAACCTCAAATGCTCGTATTGGCGCGGCCGGGCCTCATCAGAAGCGTGCCTGTCCAGGTGGAGGAATAGTCAGTGGGGTCAGTCAGAGATGCGCTGCGTGGTCCGCCCCGGTAGGCGCCACCCAGATACTGGCTGGCGTGCCCAACGGTGCCGTCGATGCGGTAGGACAACAGGCCCAGGCGCGACACGCCGTAGGTCCAGCCCTCAGACTGGGTGTTCTCCGTCCAGCCGGTATTGGGAAACTCGTTCGTGTTCCGCGTCGACTGTTTGCGGCTGAGGATGATTTGCTGGCCGACAATGCCGACATGCATCATGCGACGGAAGCCACCGGAGATTTCGAGCACGGCCGAACCGCCCTGCAGCGCCGTCTGCTTGCCGCGCACGACGGGGCTCATGACCGGCCAGCCGCGCGCCGGGCTCGGCTGCTTTGTCCAGTTCAGCACGATGCGCCAGTCGACATAGTTTACCAGCGGCGCCGCCAGTGTACCCAGCACGACATTGGGAAGGGCGAGTTCCTGTGGCAGGATCTTCGTGACCGACATGCCATATCCGGTAGTCCAGCCACCCGAGCCGGTGCGGTCCCACATATAGGCGACGTCCTTCGAGAAGTCAGGATAGTCGATCTGAATCGGGATCGATTGCCAGAGGTCAGGCACCAGTTGTATTGGCGGCGTATCGGTGCCCCAGACCTTGCGGCCATCAGCATTGTTGATCAGGTGGATATGCCCGTTCGGACCGGGACGAACACCCATCAGAAGTCCACCGGAATGAAACCGCCACCGGCAAAACTGCCATTGTAGAAGCGGTCGGTCTGCACATTGCCGCCGGTGACCACGCGCGAGCCGCCATTGGCCACGTCGGTGGTTTGGCTCATGTCCATATCGAGATCCGAAGCGGATGGCGTCACCCTCTTCAGATAGCGTTTGGTGCTATCGACCCTGCCGCGGCCAGCCTGAAACTGGGTGGCGTTGCCCGAGAACAGCGCTTTATCGGGATCCGGCTGAGGGGTCTTGAAGACCACCACGCGATAGATCAGCGACACCGCCGGCACGTCGACCTCGTTCGCGTAGCCCGCCTCCCCGAGCCCGACATATTGGTTATCGGCATAGACGGAAACGAACCGCGTCCCGGCGGTCGAAGTCTGGACGATCGTGCCGCATACCAGGACTGCGCCACCCAGCGCCACCATCACCAAAGGCGTGTAACCAAGACCGTGGTTGAGGAGCACATGCGAGGTCTCTACTGCCCTCCCCAGCACCTGAAAGCCTGTGGGCACGCCGGGCCAGGCGAACCAGTCGACGGCAGCTGTCGGAATGGCCGCGTGGTGCACCGTGACAGCCGTGTCGATCGCTCGCTCATAGAGGTAGAAATCCGAGTGAAACGCCACCTTGTCGAGGTGTGAGGCAGGTGCCTTCGCCGGCGCATTTCGAGGGGCGTTGATATCGAGGATATTGCCGCCACCCGGAGCCTCGGTGAAAGCTGCAACGACATTGGTGCCGTTGAATCCGTGAAGAACTCTCACGATCCGCCCCCCATAACCCAGTTGCCGGTTTCGCCATCGAGGACGATGGTCGTGCCGTCGAGCGACGCCAGGTGCTGGAAACGCAGGTTGGTGATCGTGACGTAACCAGCCTCGATTGTGAACGGCTGGGTGACCACCTCGCCGTCGGTCGTGAGCATGTACATGCGGTCTGCCATCATGCCGATCCAGCTGTCCGATGTGCCGCCGACAAGGTCGCGCTGCGCGCCCAGAACGAACGCAGCCTCGGCAGGGAATTCGTCCCCAACCTGAGCGCGGGCCTTGAAGAGGATCTGCGCCGTCGCCGTTTCCGGATCAATGCGCCCCTCGATCTTGATCAGGCCGCCGGCCATAACATCATTGAGCTGCGCCACAACCTCGACCTGGAACTGAGCGAAGGCCGCATGGAGTTCGGTGATCAGCTTGCGGGTCTCGATGATGGCGGCGGACGCACTGCCGAGCCGCGCCTTCATCACCCGCACATCGAGCTTGCGCTCGACCCGATCTAGCATCCCGGCCGCCGCCTGCGCGGCGAGCTCGGCTTCGAGCTGCATCAGGTGATCGGCCAGCGACTGATTGCCATCCAGCCCGAAGACCCAGCCGCGTTCATTCTTGAGGGCCTGCGCGAGTTTCGCTGGCGTCACACTGCCGTCCGCAACCTCCGCCGGCACTTCCTGTGGACCCGTGGTGAACTCGCCCACATTGGTCCAGACGCACGAGCGCCCGTCGCTGCGGATAGGGATCGCCTTGACCTTGTACGTGGTCAGCGGCTGCAGCGGGCCGAAAACGAGATTGCTCTGCAGGCGCGCCGAAGCAAAGAAGTCCTGCTTGTCATTCGCCTCGGTGCCGCCGTCCGGCCAGATGCGGATCATCACCTGGTCAACGTTCGGATCGGTGATCTGCGTCCATGTCGCCTTGCCATGCGGATGCACTGCGCCGCCGCCGGCGCGCTGGTAGGCCGCAACGCCAAACCCCGAAACCGCGATGGTGCGATCGGGCGAAGCATTCCCCGGCCCGACTGCTGGCGGCAAGGCAACGAAGCTGTCGCCCGATGCCGGCACGATGGCGTTGTTCCACTGGCTCATGGTCAGCGTGACGCCGACAACCGCCCCATCCTGCATGTGCCGCTCGGCCTTTTCCACCACCATCAGGGTCGGCCCCCACTCACAGTCACGAATGATCGGATCGCCGGGCTCCAGCACCAGCGCGCGCGGCGCAAAGGTCTCTACTCGGGTCGCTGGATAGAACTGCCGGCGCAGCGCGATCTCGGCGCGCAGCTGGGCGCGCTCCTGGCTGTTCTCATAGGGCTGGTTGAGCGTCGCAGCCCGACTGCCACCAAGCACGCTTTCAAGGTCGGCATTGACGCGCGGCGTATAGGGCGACTGCCCCCAGCCGGTTTCATGGCTCACATACTGGCCGTGCCACATCGTTTTCTTCTGGCTGGCCGCGCCCTTCCTATCGACGCGGATCGGCTCACCGCCCAGGCGATCGATATCGGCCAGCGTCATGACGGACACGAGTTGCTGCGCCGGCAGTGGCACATCGGCTCCGCCGCGCTTGAAGCTGGAGCCGCAATAGCTTTCGTCCAGCTCGCGCAGGACCGAGAGTTTCTCTTCGTCGTCGCTGATCTGGCGGCCGAACTCGAAGACCGGGAATGTGCTGCCCGACACCGGATCGAAAAAGCTCTCGTCGCACCGGTTGGCGGCTGCAGTGTAGCCCGCGAGGTCGCAGGCAAAGGACGGGAAGCCCTGCCCCAGCACGCGCACGCCATTGGCATAGATGCCGCGGCGATAGTTGTAGCGAATGACAGCCGGGTTCTTGGAGAACACATAGCTGCTCTGCTGCCCCCAGATCGCGCCAGGCACACGCCAGTCGAACAGGCGTAGGCCGCGCCAGACCGAACCGAAGCGCGGCATGGTCGAGCCGAAGAGATCCTCCTGGTATCGGCAGGTGATGATCATATAGGCGACGCCTGTAAACTTGTGCGCTGCTGTCCAGCGGCCAGCGGGATTTGACCGGGCCACCAGTTCAGGATCCGCAGTCTGCCCGGGCGCGCCCGTATAGTATTTGACCCAGAGATATGGCGTGCCGCTGACGGTATAGGACGAGACCGCGCGCCCGAAGGCGTCGCCATTCGAGCCGGTCAGCTGCACCGGCTTTTCATCCACCAGGAAGTGTTCGAGGCCATCGTGCCAGCCATGGCCAATATCGATGACCATCTGCACATACTCGTTGTCCGTGCCGAACTCATTGACATAGGCGAGCCGACCGCTGGCCCGGCCGAGGCCGAACACGGCCCGCACGGCAGCGCTCTCGCCAACCTCAAGCTCGAATGAGAAGCCGCGGCTCGTGCGCACCTGCTGGGTCTGCTGGCGCTGCGGCTTGATGAGCGACGATAGCGCCGACATGCCGACGCCGATCGCGAGATTGAGGGCAATCTGTCCAATGATCGGGGCGACTTGCGGCATCAGGGCGCTCCGATTGCAAAGGTGCGCTTGAGCGCCGCTGTAGGCACGAACACCGGGCCGTCAGGGCTTCTGCCCATCGACCGATCGCCGAGAACCACAAAGGTCGCGATCCATGGCTTGCCGTTCACCACCTGCTCCAACACGCCGCAATCACCGCGACGCGCGCGCAGGCGGTCGATCTCGGGAAAGACCGCCTCAAGCGCTTCCTCGACCGTGCGGAAGCCGAGCTTTGCCAGCCGCCGCCAAGCCGTTGTTTCGTTGCCATAGGGCCGGATGCCGCGCATAGGATCGACACCCGTCATGGCTTCGCACAGCAGGGCCGGCGCACCGAGGCAATGGGCCTCCGGCGTCCAGCCGAACGGCAGCGCCATCTGCTTTTCCATGACCGAGACAAAGCCTCGCTCCCACCCCGGCCGGCGCGGCGGGATGCGTGGTGGTTTCCAGCTCATTGCGGACCTTAAGTCAGTGGGGTTTCCGGGCGGCGCCCGAAGTTGATCTGCTGCCGCTGCGCCGTCGACACGTGCTCGAATGCCTTGTCTGTCGGGTCGATCAGTGCCTGAAAGGCGGAGTTCGCCGTCTTCCCTTCGATGTCGCGCTGCATGATGTCTGGCTCCTCGAGGACGAGGGAGCGCACGGGGTTGCCGTCTGCATCCCAGTCGAGCACCATCTGATCCATGGTGCGAACAGCAACCTGCTCGCGATGGATCGGCAGGCCGTTGGTATCGAACCAGAAGACCGAGAGCACGGCTGGTCGCCCTTCCCACTCTTCATCGTCGATCGAAGCACGAACCCCATCGTCAAACGTATTGACGGGAATGTCCGAACCTTCAGCCATATAGGTTTCGAAGACGCGCGCCGTGATGGCGCGGCTTTCAGGTCCCAGAGCGTTCTCGGGCACATCTAGCTGAACCAGGTGGCCCCCACCGTGGAAAATGTCACCCGCATCTTCATCCCAAGGCATGCTCGGGCCAGTGATATCGCTCCAGCCGAAGGCCCCGCGAATGCCGATCACCATTCGCACCACGCCACTATCGAGCACCAGCTCGACCGCATCGCGATACTCAACAAGGCCGTCATCAAGCTGGGCGATCAGTGCAGGCGAGTACGGCTTCACTGCACCGCCTCCATCACTTCGAAACTGATCTGCGAGGCGTCGGCAACCTCGGCCGCGTCCCACGAACCCGGGATGATCATGAAGCGCATCTTGGGATCAGCAAGCGCCACTGTCGCAGCCGGCGCCAGGACGCCGAGCGGGAGGCGTGGGGTAACGGGTATGTTCTGGGCAATCTCACTGGTGACAGTCAGATCAGCAGCCACCCAGCGATGCACCACCAGGTCGGACTGGTAGACGGCAATTCTGTTGCCGCGCCGCAGTTCGATCCCCTCGGTGACACCAGAAACCCTCAGCGTGCGCTGATCTGGAGTGCTGATCAGGCTGGCATTCCCGATCATGGGCCAGCTGTCGGCGGTGTATGATCCCGGCAGGCGATGACGGGGGTGCACGAAATCCACGCGCATGTTGTTGTCGGCCGCCCAGATCATCCAGGCCAGAAAATCGGCGTGCTGGTTGTTGCCGCCAAAGACGCCCAGCGGCTGCGTCGTCATCCTCCCGCGCCAGAACGGATCTGAGTTGCGCGAAGTGACGACGAGACCGCCCTGCGATCGTGCATGAGAGATCCCGAGCGCCGGCAGAACGTCTATGTCCGTGAAGGCATAAGCTGGCATTGTGGTCGGCATTAGAACCCCACTGCTCCGCGATGCTGTGCCTGCTGCACCTCGTCACGAATGATCAGACGAAGCTGTTTCTCGCCGTTGGCTCCCTTTGTGCGCTCTTGGCGAATGGCCGGGACATTTCGGCCACGCTGGTCGATGATCTGAACCGAGGGCCAATTGTCATTAGAGGGCGCGCGGTTCGATGGCCTCGTGTGGTCGGTCACAGTTTCTCGCGGGTGAAGCATGGCGAGGAAGCCGCCCTGTCCGTCTAGACCACCGGACCGGCTGCCATAACCTGTGTCACCGCCACCGGCGAAGCTGGGAATGCCGAAGATGCCGGGACGGCCGAAACCACCCGGAACGCCCCACTGCCCGCCGCCACCTCCAATGCCACCCATGACGGCACCGAAGATCAGGTCGAAGAGGCCGTTTGCCGCCATCGACAGCGCACGATCAGCGATGCGATCCAGCGCATTCGCCCCGGCATTGCCGAAAGCCTCCCAGAACCCCTGCCCTTCGCGAAGGCCAGATTTCATGTCGGCGAAGAAGCCGGAGAACGTGCCGCGATAGAAGTTAAGCTGCTCGTCAAACTGCCGCTGAGCTTCTGCCTGGCGCTGCAATTCGACCGTGGCGGCAGCATACTCCGCAGACATCAGGTTGATCTGATCTGTCACCTCGGACGTGATCGGAATACCCGCCTGCTTGGCTTGGTTCAGAAGATCAAAAGCCGCCTTCTGCCGCTCAACCTCGTAGGTGGACTGGCCGAGAAGCTCAAGCTCCATGCGCTGAGAGGCAATGCGCTGTTGGAACTGATCAACGTTCCCCTTCCACTGATCGAACGGCTTGTTTGCCGCTTTCGCGCCGCGCGCAGTCGATTTTGCGTTCGCTGCTTCCTCTGCCGCGTTGATGCTCGACAGAACCCTTTCGTATTCACTGGCTGCGCCTACCGCCTGACCATAGCTCGTAGCAGTTGCCATCGCCTGATCTGCGGCGTTCTTCGCCTGCTCGCGCATCTGGTCGAAACGACTACGAGGATCCTGATAAAGCCCCTGCAACTCTGCAAAAGCGTTGCCGAATTCCTGTGTCATCGAGATACGGATCTGAATAACGCGCGGGAGATTGCGTAGGGTCGAGTCTAGATTGGACGTGATCGCCACAAAAGTCCGCATCTCGCTAGCCGCAAGATAGATGTCATTGGCCAGGCTTTTGACGCCATCGTCGTCACTGGCGCCATGCATTCTCTTGGCCGCCACCATCACAGCCTCAAGCTCGGTCGCCGTCATTTGAGCGGTCACCTTAAGCTCGGAAAGATCGCGCAGTTGATCGAGGTATAAGTCAGCACCGGCACTCTCACCCGGGCTCGTCGTGATATCTCGCAGCGCCGTCAGATCAGACGCCAGCGCCGCGACCTCTTCGCGGAAGGCGGCGTAGCGCTCTTCTGCGCGCTGCGCCAGCGCCTCTTGCTCTTCCAGACTGGTGAGAAGTTCCGACGCAATTACCCCCTCAGGGAGCCTCTGCATTGAAGCAAGAGCTTCAGAGGCATTATCCCTCAGTGCTCCATACCCCTTGAGCAGCTCGTCGAGCATCTCATCGTGCTTTTCCAGCGCCGATGTCGCATCTTCAGCGGAATTCATGGTGCTCATAAACCACTGGATCCCGGCCGCACCAAGGGCGATCGTTGCGATCGTTGCCAAGTTCAGGGGGTTCAGAAGACCGACGATGGCGCCCCCGAGCGCCTGCACGATCTGGCGGCCGCTACCGATCTGATGGAAGATACCCCCGACCTGCATGCCCTGCTGCATCGCAAGCATCATCGGCGCCTGGCCCATTGCGGTCATCATGGCGATGTCCTGGGCTTGGAAAAGCAAATTCGTGGTGTGCGCCGTGTTTGCTCCGCCGGCCCCACGCATCCGCGCAGCGTTGGCACGCATCGAGGCGGCTGCCGCCTCGTCCGCCGCAGCAGCACTCGAGCGGTAGGACGCGGCAAGGTTGTCGTTCGCGGCAGCGGCCTGCCCCAGCTGGGTAGCATGGCGCTGCTCAAGGGCCACGAGTGTCGACAGTGCCTGCTCCTGCGTGATGTAGCCCATGTTCACGGCATTGGCCGCAGACACGGCGGCGCGTTCCGCTTCCCGCTCAAGGCGGATGCGAAGGCTATAGGACTTGTCCACCGACGCGGCCAGGCTGTCGTAAGCCCGCTGCTCCGCCGATCGCCGAGCAACCGTTTCCGTCGCGATCTTGTTTCCAGCATCCATAGCCGCGCGAGCTTTAGCCATGCGTGCCTCGAAATTGGCCACAGAACCAGTCGAGCGATCCGTTGCCTTGCCGGCGTCTGACATCTTCTGCTCGAACTGGTCGAGGACAGCCAATGCGCCGTCAGCGCGGACAATGAGCCTAGTCACCTGATCGGTCATTGTGGTTCGTCCTCTAGGTTCTGTCGGGAGGCCAGGTGCAGATCATCGAGGCGTTCGATGATCTCGATTTCCCAAGGCAGGAGCCGGAGGCCCGACAGCCGGGAATAGGCGTCGAGGTCTGCCCAGGTGATAGGTGTCGGACCAAAGCCATTTCCGGCATTGCGACGACGGATGCGCACAAATGCAGACCAGAGATAGCGCAGTGCTTCAGGGAATGGCGGCAAGGCCAGTTCCGCCTCCAGCCCGGCTTGCCGCTCTGGCGTCCGCGCTCGTTTCAGCTGGCCTTGCAGATGCTCGCGGTAGGAGTGGCCCTCTTTATCGACGGCCGAGAGAGCGAACTCGCGCTCCGCAAAATCGATCAGATCTTGTCGGAGCGCGGCGTAAAAGACTTCTCATTAGCCACGAACTCCATGGCCTGAGTGAGCACACCGACCCGTTTGGGGTGCGACAGGAATTCGATGGCTTTGGCCGACGAAAAGGCAAATGCTTCGCCGTCGATCTCGACCTCAGACCAGCCGACGATGCGCTCCACCAGGTCGGCGATGTTCTTTGCGCGGACCTCGTCGGGGGTTTCCTGATCAGCCTTCCACTTGCGCCCGTTGATTTGGGTTTGCTCGATCTGGGCCGACTTATGCAGCCGTTCCCGCGCCAAGCGGTTGTTCAGCGCCTCGGTCTTGGGGTGGCCTGGCCCGGCAAATTCCCAAAACCATCCGGTCGGATTGCCGGAGGCGTCGAGCACCTGCATCTTGCCGGTATCGGAAGCCTCGAATGCGTCGATGCTAAAGGAAGGCACAGCCTTCTTGGCAGTGTCGGTCATCATCATATCCTTTGTCGGAAGGGGCGAGGACGGCGCCGACACGCCATCCTCTGGTCGCCGGAGCGACGTTACGTCGGCTGTCGGGCCGATTGAAGTCCGGATTCAGCTACGCTAGCGTGCCCCGAAACGGGAGGGAGCCTGTGCGTACTTTTTTGCTGATTGTATCCTTGGTGTCGCTTGCCGCCCCGGCCGCGGCTCAAAGCGACAAGGCGTCGTGCAGACAGATGCTGGACGCCGTATCCCAACTCACCATAACCTACAGGGACGTGCTCGATTCTTTGAATGAACTGCCCGTCAGTAATGTCGTCGCAAACCTCAAAGGTGAGGAGCGCGCCCTTGCCGCCAAGATGGCTGAATCCCATCAGGCCGTCCGTCCGGTTCTGACTGAATACGTTCAGAACCTGGAGGATTTAACATACGCACTTCAGGTCTGTAGGCGCTAGGCAGCGCTGGTCTGGAAGCCGATCATGGTGTTCGGATGCGCGCCGCCACGTTCATCCACGCCTACAAGGCAGGTGAAGGTGACCGTGCGGCCGTTGTCCTGGCCAAGCTCGGACTTGCTCGCGCTCGCCAGGGTGATGTTCGGCAGGTAGAAGGCGCAGAAGTCAGCGGCGCCGGTTTCGTTTTCCTCAAACAGCAGATGCAGGCTCAGCTCGTCCTCATCAAGATACTGCTGCACTCGCGCCGTATCGCGCTTGAGCGCCGTGACCGAGAGGGTGATCTGGGCAGAGTTGGTGAACACTTCCGGGGTAAGGACGGAGCCGACGACGGGCGTACCCGAAGCGTTGAGCTGGATCGTCATGTCGATGCTGGTGACGTCCATGACGTCGATACCGCCGAGCATGATCTTGGCTTCGACGGCTGTGAGGCCAATCGTGGTGGTCTTGGTGGGCGTGGTGAAATAGGGAGCGCTCGCTCCGTCCAACACGTCCATGTCCTGCCCCACGACGCCAAACGTCAGGGAAGCCATGCCATTGGGCTGGAGCTGCAGCTGCATCGAGCCGATCCGGCAACCGGTGAAGACTTCGGAGCCATCAATATCGGCCTCGTGCTCCTCAAACGTGTAGCTGTAGGGCGTCACGCCCTGGATCAGCGTCTTGGGCCGGATGATCGTGACGTCGGTATCGGCAACGGCATTCACCGTCAGGGTTTCCGCCACAGTGATGGTCGTGGCGTCGAGATCGGCGATGCGCAGGTTGCGGTTGTTATTCCCGGCCGATGCATGGTCCACCAACCGGATGATCTGGCCAATGCGCAGGCCGAGTGCGATCGGAGAGCCGGAGTTGAAGACAATGGCATTGGCCGTGGTCGTGATGCTGGTGAAGTCGGCGGCGCTGAGCTCCAGTGCCGGAGCAAAAATGCTGCGGAACACAGCTTCGATCAAATCGTCAAAAGTGCCCACCGAGAGATCAGCCGCATAGCTGCCGGTGACAGAGCGCGACCCGTGGCGCCCGCGCGTGGACATGCCATCGGCGCGAAGCTCGTTGCTGTTGATCGGCTCCTTGGTGAGGCTTAGCCCGCCGGAGTTGATCCGGACAACCTTGGCGTCGGTTGCGCCCGGCAACACGCCAAATGCGGACTCCCGCTTGCGAGACACACGAACATTGCGCCCTGACTGATAAGCCATGACCTATTCCTTTCGATGATGACCCAGAAGGGCGAATGTTGGGGCTTTAGCCCTGGTGGAAATATTGGAACGGCACCGACATGCTGACCCGGAACCAGTTGCCGGCATTGATGCCAGCAATCTCGCTTTGCGCCCCGGCGTCACCGCCCTCATCCACGCGCGGGATCCATGTGCGCAGATAGCAGCCATCGGCCTCATAGGGCTTCTTGGCGCGGAACAGCTCGCCGATCTGTTCGGCGTATTGGGTTGCAGTCGCCTCGCCAGTTCCGTCCGGAACGAACACATGGACGAAAATCATGCCGTTGGTCTGGCTGAGATGGTCACCAGGCACGCCAACACCCCGGATCGTTTGGCCCGGCATTGTCGTCATTTCGAAATAGACCCACGGCTGCATCGCCGGGAAGCTGCTTCCGGGCATGACCGCTGTAGGCGGCCAAGGATCCGCCGGAACCTCATTCTGGTAGACAATACGTGTCGTCGTCCAGCCGGCCTCTAGAGCTGCCTTTACCGCGGCCTTTGCCGCACCATAGCTGCCCATTGCTCAGCGCTCCGAGATTTCGAGTGCGGGATATCGGTACTCACTTTTGCCGTGATCCCTGCCCGTTAGGACGGAACCAGTCATCAAACCGCGGAAGGTGAAGCGAATGCGCGCCTGGTTACCGAAACGCTGCATCAACACAAACTCAGCCTGTTCGTAGACGTGATCGGTGCCCGGAACCCGCATTGTCATTTTGCCAAGCTCGATTTTGCGCGAGTACGGCAGGACGTTGCTGATAAGGATTTCTCCCTGCCCATCCCAAGCCTCGAGGTTCCGCGCTTCCACACCGTCGACGAACAGCGTGTGCCCCTTCCGATAGGCGCCGGAGTGAACCGGGGAGAGCTCGAAAAGCAGATCCAAGGCCGCCTGCACGACTTCATTGAGCCGGGGATAGACATAGATGATCGTGCCGTCCGGCTTTACCACTTCCTCCCGCGCGCCGCGCACCCCGTCGACCGTTCGGATGAACCGGCTTGGCCGAGGATCGGCCTGCATGATCTTGGCGTGTTCGCGCTTGGCCGTGGCAACAAGCTGCCGCTGGATTTCTTCGCGGACGCCTTGGGCGCCCACAACGAACAGACGCTGGTTAGCGCCGGCCATCAGGTGAGCCTTACCCGCAAATTCCAGCGCACCAGTGTCGTGCCCATATGGATAGGCTCTGCCGCCATGACCTTGCCCAGCTTGGAGCCAGTCGTGATGATAAAGTCGTCGTTTTCCTTCGGCTGAAACGTCGACAGCGACGAGGGGGAAACGGTCACTTCCCGGTCTTGCTGAGAGATCAGCCCAACCAGTTGCTCGGCCTTGTAGCCCCGGACAAATCCCACGGCTGCCTGTTCGGTCGAGCCCCGCTTGAAGGCAATGGCCTGACCGTGCGCCGATAGCTGCCGATCTAGCATCGAAATCGCTTGCGCGGGGCTCATACTCGACGAACCTTTAGGCCGGACAGCAGCCCGCGAGCAGTGTCGCGAATGATCGCGCCAGCCTGCTCGGAAACAGTGTATTGCACCGTCCCTACGCCTTCGACCTCTTCTGAGCGCAGGAAAAGGTTCTCAGCGTTGAGCGCCTTCATATGCTGCACTGTCATGATAATTGCCTGTCTGGCCCGCTCTGGAACCTTGGCGACCCATTTGGTGTCATCGCCAGGGTCGCGCTCGCCGTAGCCCGCCCAGTATTGGACTCGGCGATCGCAATATCCGGCCCAGTGCAGCCATGACGTGATCTGCACGCCATCGTCACGAAGCCGATAAGTGTCCGGATCGAGAGCGGTCTGGACGCCGTTGTGATCTTCGATCGTGATGCCGTCGATACCGAGGACCGGCCCGATGGGCAGCTGAAACTGCGCCCGATGGGGCACCGCTGAAAACTCCAGCAGCTGAGGCGCCAGGCACCGACCGAGCCAGCCGGTATAGCCGTCGATCTCTTCCACCGCCGCCGCGATCATAGCGGCGATCTTGGCGTCGTTTTCTGCGTGATCGCCCGCGACATCGGCAGGCAACACAAAAGGCTCGGGCGGGGTGATGACCCTGATGTTCATGGCTTCCTCCCGCCCGTTCGCTTACTTTTCGTCCGACTGGTCGGCATCAGCCTTGCCGTAGACGCTCAGATCGAGCCCCTGACCGGCAAAGTCCGGGTCGCTAGGATGACGGCGCTGCGGATCGTTGAAGTCGCCACCGTTCTGGACGGCCGACGTGCCAGCGCGTGGATTGTTATCGATGGCGGGATGATCCACCGGGATAGCAGCCTTGATTTCCGGCTCAATGAAGGCGCCGCTGGGGCTCTCCATTTCGGTCGCCGGCCCCGGATTGCTGACGGCCATGGTTTCGGGCAAGCGGCCCTCTTCTTTGGCCTTTTCGGTTTCGGCCTCAGCGATTTCGACACGCTTCGCAGCTTCCTGCTCGGCGACAGTGGCCGCATTTTCCGGCGTCGGACTGGCGGCAGTGGTTGGCTTCTTGGCCATAGCGGTATCTCCTGATTGGAGGGTTGAGGCGGCCCGTAGGCCGCCCTGCTCTGCTAACGCTTACGAGGCAGCCATCTTGAGGGCCTTGATGGCCTGCGGATCCTGCACACCGCCACCGACGCGCTTCGTGGTGTAGAACATCACGTAGGGCTTGTTGGTGTAGGGGTCGCGCAGAACGCGGACGCCCGTGCGATCGACGATCAGGTAGCCGCGCTTGAAATCGCCAAAGGCGAGCGGCACGGCGCCGGCCGCGACGTTTGGCATGGCTGCCATCTCCGTGATCGGATAGCCCGCGAGCTGCGCCGGCTGTCCAGCCTGGAAGGATGGCTGCCAGATGTAGTTGTTCTGGCCGTCCTTAAGCTTGCGCACCTTGCCCTGGGTATTGCGGTTCATCACGAACCGGGCATTCTGAGCCAGCTCAGCGGGCAGGCTGTAGATCAGATCAACGATTTCGTCGGAGGTGATCGCCGCGGCAGCGGCCGCAGTGGTCAAAGCAATTGCGCCGAACGGATGAACCGCCGCGCTTGCTGCGCCGGTGACATAGGTCAGGAAACCATGGGGCTTGTTCGTGCCGTTACCGGACACGAAGGCGACACCCTCCTGATATGCAAACTCGGTCTCGACTTCGTTTGCCAGCCACTGCTCGAGATCAACCTCGGCATCATCCAGCATCTGCTGGGTTGCGCCGGGGTTGGCATAAAGCTCGCCGGGCGTGAACGTCAGCGGGCCGAACTCGGGCGTGGCGGTTTCAGGGCGGCCAGCCGTCTCGCCGACCCAGCCGGAGCCGGTACCGCGGAGGTTGAACAGCTTCTTGAAGCCGGCGCCGGAGATGGTCTGCACCTGCGCGATCTGGCGCATCGGCGAAACCTGCACCAGCTTGTCGACGATGGTGCGGTCCCACTCGATTGGAGCGAGATAGCCGCCCTCGTCGTCAGCACCCTTATTGAGAGCCGCCTGGACATCGCCCTTTGCGAAGTGAGCCCGGAACGCAGCGGTGTATTCTGCGTCACGCAGCGGCTTTTCACCGGCAAGCTGGGAAGCGGCGATCTTGGCATTCAGATCGTCGATGACGCTCTGGAAGTTGCTGATTTCCTTGTCCAGCTTGTCGAGCTTGGCGTCGACCAGGACGTCGGCCTTGCCGCTCAGCTTCTCGTCGTTCGTCTTCTTGAACTCTTCGAAAGCCGTCTGGATGGCCGCGATCATGGCCTTGGGATCGTTAGCATCAGCGCGGACACCGAAGCTAGTGACAGCGCGCGGGGTGACGAGCGCCGTCGACCGCGACAGAAGCGCGGGCGGAGAATAGTGCTTCATCAGAAGCTCCTACGGTTGGAGAGTTTTCAGGAGGCCGGAAAGTCCCGACCAGTCTTCGCCAGCGCCCGGCGTGGCATCATCTAGGGCAGCGCCTGGCGTGCCCTTGATCTTGTTGATGCGAGCCCGCGCTTCGGAGCGCGTGTTACCCGCAGAAACCAGTTGAAGTTCCATGGCGCGCAGGTCGTTAACCTCGCGGTCTTGCGCCCTGGCTTTCTCGTCGACCTTCATCGCATCGGCGCTGAGCAGGTCGTCCGCAAAGCCACGCTCGATGGCCGTAGAGCCCGACATGAACGTTTCGTCGTCCATCCACTTGGCGATCGC